TGCTTGGATCAGTTCACCGTCTGCGTTGTATTCAGACTCGCCATCCCATTCCACGATGTTTGTAACGAGGGAGTCTTTTACGATTGCGTATTTCATTATTTGTACTCCCACACTATTACTATTCCAGAAGAAGGGTCGCCGGGGTTGCCGGTGTAATTCCATGTTCCCTTCTGACCGCCACCACCATAACCTGTAGCATTGTCAGCATTGTTTGTGTGTGTCCGGTAATTTCCAGAAAAACCTAGTACCGAATCCCCACCTTGAGTTTGGTATCCGCCTGATCCCTTACACCCATTTCGCCCTGTAATGTTTATGTCGCCATTTGTCCCTGAGCCGCCAGTCCCTCCATTTCCATTACCTGATGCTGTTCCTGCACCACCGCCTCCGCCAGTAATCGTATTTGTTCCATCAGACCACGACGAATCGCCACCGGCAGTAGGGGATGTTCCACTTGTTCCTGCTGATCCAACAGTAATAGTCGCAGAAGAAATTGAAGAAACGTCTAAAAACTTTTTTGCGTATCCACCACCGCCCCCACCACCACCGTCATTTCCTGACGATGGTTTACCGCCACCACCACCCGCACCCTGTACTTCCATGATGACTTTTGTTACACCAGAAGGTCGTGTCCACGTTCCAGATGAAGTAAAGGTCTGTACAGAGGCAAGACCCGAATCAAAACCAGATGCAGTTGCAGATGCGTGTAAGGTGACTGCGGTTCCTGATCCACCGAGAGTCAGCGTGGAACCGCTTTCTTTGTCGATTGCGTTTACGTTAATGGTACTCATAGCAACACCTTATTCTTCTTCCGGCGATTGTCAGCGGCGGATATAACCTGTAAGTTCCACGGAACATGAAGGCCGCGCACGGATTCGCCTTGTAAGGGAATTATGTGGTCAACATCCCAATTTCCCGGCATGATTTTGTTGTATAGATACATATATTCAATTTCCACTTGTTGCGCGTTATTTAACGGAACTGTCTGGTTTAGTTTTGCTGTCCTATGTTTGGCTGAGAAGAAGCAAGCCCTTTCTGAATTCTTTTCTCTCCACTCTCTACAGAGTTCCGAATTTCTCTCGCGGTTATTTGAGTAGTAGACTTGCATACGTTTAACAGCATAAGTTCTATTCGCCCTGTGCCATTTCAGACATTTTTCTTTGTTTTTGTTGCGATTCTTTGCTAGATACTGAGTGTAATATTCCTTGTAACAGGACTTGCACCAACTACTTAACCCATCTTTTTGATTTTTATTTTTGCTAAACTGATTTTGCGATTTTTCTGATTCACACCGCCTGCAATGCTTCAAACGATCACCCAGGTGCAGCCGCTAGTGACGGTTAAAGTTGCGCCGCTTGCGACAGTTATTGGGCCAGCACTGACCCCGTTGTAACCACTGGTGATGGAGTAGCTGTTGTCGATCTGCTGTTCGTTTTCATACAGGATTCCTTCCCCGCTGGCTCCTGATGCTCCGCCGCCGATTTCGCCCCAGGCAGAACCGTCATAACCCTCAAAGCCCGATGTCGTGCTGTTGAATCTCATGTAGCCCGCTGTAGCAGAGCCGTCACGCTCGCCTGTAGTGCCAGCAGGGAGAACCCCAGATCCTGTGGGCGCAGTTTTCGCTACGAAACTGCCTTGTGAATTTAAAAAGTTGCTTAAAGCCATTACGGATTCCCCGCCGTTGTTTTAATGGTCAGAGCAGATCCAGAGAAGCGATCTCTTGCGTCTGCCTCATGTAATCTTTCCAGTGCTTCCTGGTAATACCTCGCCCATACCGCAGCTTCTTCCGGGTTTCCAAGAAAAGGTGCGGCCTCCAACAGACAGGCATACAGATAAAGGTTTGGCCTGTTAAGAATGATCCAGTTGGTTGTCGCGCTTGACGATAGTCCTGTGAATTCCTTGTAGTAGGTAATCTCCAAGGTATCGCCTGTATCAGGAGAAGGCCCAAGAAGGTAGTTATCACCGAGAATGGTGTAGGTTCTTGGCCTACCTGTTTTACTCCCCGCCCAGATACGATCCATCATTTCCGGCGTTATATATTCCAACGCGGTAATGGGATCTGTGTTTATCTGAAAGTTTCTCCCCTGTAAGTAACCTGTCGGGAGGGAGTAGCTGCGAGTTCCAGAGGTAAGAGTCTGGGTCGCACTGGTTTCCATAGCGCGGATACGGATATCGTCTGCGAATCGCGCTTCTGCCAGTTCTATAAACTCATCCAGCCGGGAAGTCAGATCAGATCTGTCTAACCAGTTGGCAAGAGCCGTCTTGAGGTTGGCGTAGGAATCTATTGCCATTACAGATAGACAAGCCTCATGGTTACGTCAGACGAACCAACTCTCTGTGCATGGATGTACACAGCAGGGTTCGTGACTGACAAATTCCGGGGTACGTTGATAAACGTAAGACCGGAGGCAAGTTTGAGGTCGTTTGCGGTGCTAACAGCAGCGGAGGATGCGGTGGAGAAGTTAAAGTAAATCTCTCCGTCCGTATGGATGCCAAGAATCTTGGCTCCCGATACGTCTGTCGCAGAAGCGGAAGAACCTACCGTTACTGCGCTCTGCACATCCCATTTGTTGTATGCACCAGAATCGTCGCGTCTATACATAGTTAAAGCCTTACAGGGGTAGTTTTGAAGTAACGAAACTCAGGATCGTTGAGTTTCTTGAGAACCAATTTGGGGTTGTTAGCAATTTCCGGATCTTCCTTTAGCCATTGCTCCCATACTGTCATTGGAATAGAACCTACTTTGTGTCCGAATCCGTCGAAGTTCAGTTTTCCGGGGGTTCGTAGGTCGCCATGATCGTTGTACCGGCGTTTGTTTTCTTCAATTATGGGTTGAGCATCCTGGTACGTTTCGATAGTGACCGTCCCATCCGGTTCATCTATCCAATCTGTATGTACCTGAGATACCCTCTCAAAAGGTTTTCTATCCATTTGTCCAGTACCGTTTCATACCGCCCACTTCACGGGGGCCAGGTTTTGCCCAGAGTTCGCGTTCTTTGCGCTCTTGTTCCGCTTTTTCAAATTCCTTTTCAAGAATCTTGAAGATGTCTTTTGATTTCTTTTTCTTAGCCATAAAAAAAGCCCCCTAGTGGGGGCGCAAAAGAAAAGGGGGCCGAAGCCCCCTATCCTTACTTCCTATTAGGAAGTGGTGAGGTCAGCGAGATAACCAGAGGCTTTCTCGTTTTTCGACTTCAGACCATACTCAGCGAGGATATGCTTTTTCTGGCTATCGCCCGTCTTTGCGAGATCTTCAGTTTTGAACTCACGCAGATAGCAGATGCTCCAGTAATCGAAATCCAGGAACCAGCAGTCACCCGCTCCTTGAAAACGATTTGGTATCACTTTCATGGTTCCAAAATCCGAAACATACACATCGACGGCTGCCACGACGTGCGCGGGAGCCACCTTGTCTGCAGCAGTACGCAGTGACGAAACGGACTGTGTGAGATCGGAGATCGCCTGTTTGTTGAAAGCACCGACCATGATGGTGTCAGGCTCACCACCATTATCGAAACACTCGCGGATCACGGTTTTCATACCAGCTTCCGTGATCGCACCAGCAGAACCAGCAGCCGTAGCGGTGTCGCTTCCGTTACCGGAGCTTGCCGTACCAGCCGAGGACGTACCGAGCGAGTGATAGTTTGAAGCCACCCAAGATCCAAGACCAGCAGTGGATCGAGCAGAACCGGACGAGCCAGCAGATTTGGCGACGTTATCCATCAACATCTTTTCCATGTCACGCTTAAGGGTCTGCGCGGCACGGGCCATGTGATAAGCCATTTCTGACCGGGATTTCCCGGCAAAATTGACCGACTCAGAGGTTCCACTGACACTCACAGTTTCTTTCGAGATCTGCGAATAATTCGTCAAGCGAGTGGTTTCTACAATTGCTGCTGCCGTTGAGTCATCACCTTCAGCGTGACGATTCGCGGCGGCGGCTGCGAGGGTATCAGTCTGCCATTCAAACAGAACATTGTCGCAAGATTCGCGGCCACATCCTGTCAGAAATGGAGTCGTGGTAGGCGAAATGTCGTAGATAACATTCGCCAAGTCCTCGCGTACCCCGATGGCACTATGTACCTCACGGGTATTTGAAGGAACAGCCATTTTTTAAACTCCTAAATGAAATCCTCAAAAACCTTGGCCGCATCTCTGACATGACCACTGTTTTTGAGTTGGTTGCGTTTGGTTTTGAGTGCATCTCTCTGCGCTTGCGTTCTGGATGCCCCTTTTCCGGCACGGATGACCCTGGGTTTCCCTTTCAGCTTTTTTGCTTTGGGGTTAGCGTTCTGCATCTCGTCGTACAGCATGGCCTTGCGTAAAACAAGAAATGAACGGTGGTCAACAAGAGAGTCGATTTCAGGCTCACTGTAGCCTAGGGTTTGTGCATACGATCTGAGTTCTGTTGCAAGCTGCCTCTGGGAATCTGTTTCGCCCCATTCCGGTAGAGCAGCGATGAGTTTTGATTTCTCATCCTCTACTACCTTGGCCCACTGTTGTTCTTTCTCAGCCGCGCTTCTAACCATAGCTTGTTTGGCCTTGGTCTTTACTTCTTCAGCCTTTTCTTTGGCTTCCTGAAACTCTTGTCTTTTTGTGACGTACTCTAGGGGATCTTCCAAGCGTAACCTTTCCCAATCAATATCAAACTTCTTGATGTCTTGATTTTCGGAAAGAGCTTGCAAGTGCTGGATGTACTGTTGTCTCTCTGCTTGAATCTGTTGGAGTTGAGCGCCATACTGTTCAGTCAGACTCTCCATCTCCTTTCGTTGTTCTGAAAGAGACTGCGTTTTTTTGGTGTAGTCACTTTGGCGTAAATAGCCTTTCCTGAGTTCGTCGGCAGAGAGTTCCTGTCCATCTACTTCAAATAGGAATTCTGCTTCCTCTTCTTCGGTGATTTCACCCTCAGATTCTTCTTCGGCTTCTAGCTCTTCGCCTTCTTCCTCAGTTTCTTCTGACGCTTCAAACGGTATTTCCGCTTCTGAAGGTTCGGCCTCCTCGACTTCCGGGGTTTCTTCCGAGTCCATCAATCCGAGAATGGCCTTTTGCGCTTCCGCAATCGTGCCAGTGGGTTCTGTTTGAGTGTCCACAATTAGCTCCATGAAAAAAAGGGCCGAATGGCCCTTCCCTACGTCCTTGTAGGTAGATTTCTAAAAAAGGATCTTAGAATCTCTTTGTGCTTTTGCCATCTGACCACTTGCGATAAGTGATTCAAAATGGACTTCAAGCCGTGAAAGGATCTTAAGTCCTAGCCACAAGGTTTCCCTTGCGTCCGTATCCTGGGCGGGTGAGTTCTCCCACCTGTCCAGAAATTCTTGTCGTAGAGTGCTGAACGCTTCCTGAACGATAGGGTCGTCAAGAATACGTTTTGCGCTTTCCGCACGTTGTTCTTCGTTCATGCTTTGCGAGACTTCTTCTTTTTCTTCTCTTTCTCTAAAGCAGCGAAATATGCCTCCAAACCTTCCGGGGTGTATTTGAACTTCTTTATCTTTTTCCCGACTTTCAGTTTGGGCATTATCCGATTCCTACGGGTCTGTTTTGTACCGCTTCCAGTTGGAGTTCAGCGACTTTGAGAGCGTTGTCTTGCTGCATTTTCTGGGCTTCCAGTTGCAGTTTCTGTTGCTTGATCTGTGTCTCTGCGACCTTTACATCCAGTTCGCCCTTCTTGAGTTGCATTTCGGCTGCGGCCATCTGCTCTCTTGGCCCCGGTTCTTGCTGGGTGCGTCTGGGATCGGTCAGGAAGTCATCCACATTCTTGAAGCCCATGTTTTTAATCATCTCCGCGCCCAAGTTGTAGAGGTTCTGTTCGTTGATAATGGACAGACCCCCTTTCATGGCTTGTGCGGCAAACTGCATGAGGCTGGAAATGTGCATGAGTTGTTGGTCGCGGTTGCTGTGACCCAACCCGACAGAGACGGTGCAATCCATCTTGTCCTTCCACATATCCGGACGGACGGGGATAAATTCGTTTCTCAGCATGACAATACGGGATTTGTCCTGATTTTTCTGGACAAGCTCGTAAATCATCTGCATGAGTTCTTTTACACCGGTTTCCGCAAAGCAACGGGCAACCAGTTCAATACGCTGCTGCGCTGCGGTCATGGTCTGGGAGACTGCGCTTGCCGTAGTGTGAGAGGTGAGGGTTCCCTCGTTTAACCCTTGGGAGTATTTCGTCATCCCAGACCTTTCCTCCCGTATGCCGTCCAAGTATTTGAGTGTTTCAAACACATACGGCTGTAACGGAGGGGTCGGCAAAGGTGTCACCGCGCCGGGTACTTTCGTCCTGACAATTCCCCCTGGTCTGCTCGTAAGCAGATCATCCAGATTCACCTGACCTTCCATGACGGCATAGCGGCCATGGTTCTGCATATACATATTGTCCAGCAGTGATCTTTGCAGTGTGGATTTCATTAACTGAAGATCCATTGTCAGATCGGCCATAGACATCCCGAAGAACTTATGCGGGATTTTTATGGGGGTCAGTGTGGCGAAAGGTTTGCGGTCTACCGGCTCTTGCTCAAGGATTACATTGCCAGCGGTGACAACACGGAGGAGTTCTGCAATCCCGTCGTCGTCTTGGTCAGACTTCAGGTAGCTTTCGTAAACCCAGACTTCTTGGAGTGCTTTTTCTACTGTGTCGCGGCCAAGCTGGGAAGAGTCGTCAAACTCAAACCTTGCAATTCTTTCGGAGGAGTATTCATGGTTATCCCCCCCGATTTCTTCTTCGTCAAAGTCATAACCCATCTCTCTGAGTTCAGAGAAGGTTTTACGGCTTCTGTGGCAGACAAATCTTGCGTCTGAAATGCTTTTGGCTTCCCGCGAGATCAAGAATTCTTCCGGCGGGACGTTTTCTATCTTTACCCGTCCACTTACGACTTTTCTGGTGATTACAACGTCATGTGTAACTTCCAGACCATCCGTATTTTCGGTATGTTCTAAAACTTCTACCGCTTCCGGTGAAATAAGGGCTTCCAGTTCCAGGTCTGTAAGATCTGTGTAAGTCTCCCTGTCGTTTTCGTCTGTCTCATCCCACCAGACTTTTACAATGCCGTTTTTTTGCAGCAGTGCGTCCGTAAACCACGAATACAGGATCTCAAATCCTGGGTTGTCTTTCGTAAAAATGTGGTTAATGTAGTCAGAAGCCTGTTCCGCTGCGGGAATATCCTCTGGCCCCGTAGGATGGAATTCCACAATCCTGTCGCCAGAAGCGAATACACGCATGAGAGAGGGTTTGATCCATTCCACCGTATCCGCAACGGTGCTGTCTACGATCTGGGAACGACCTTCTACTTCGTTACCAAACGGAAGGCCGTAGTAATACTCCATCGCAAGTCTGCGCTGGTCGGAGATCTCATCGTCAAAACCGAGAGCTTGCGTGATCTCAGCGTCTATTCTTGCTTTCAGTTCATCCATACGGGGTGTCCATCACAGGGCCAGCGTCAACAATTCCCCCGCCTACTATTCCGTAGATTGGGTCAGATAAAAGACCTCCGGGTAGGGAGCTTACATACTCAGTGGGATCGGTATCCGTCCACGAAAAAGCACTTGGATTTAAAAGTGCAATTTGCTCTGGGGTAGGTGTTGTCCAATAGGCTGTGTTGTCAGTTTCTATTCCGGCTCCACTTGGGTCTATGCTGAAATATTGTCTGGAATGATCGTATGGATCTATTGCGTCACTCGTATGGTCTTTCCACAAACCTAAATTCCAAACCTTATCCGCTTCGGGACTGTAGTATTTGCTGGTTCGGTCTAGGATGTCTGAAAAGAAAGATCCCGTATCGTCGTAGTTAATAAAACCACCCGCTCTATTCCACGGGTTTGTGCTTATAGAATCGGATGTGGCGATACCGTAAGGGGTCATTTCGCCCCTTGAATAAATGTTGTCATAGTTCGTTTCGGAGTCATATTCAGGCGAAGCGAATCTGGTTCCTATCTGAGCCAGAGGATTAAATTCTTTCCCTCTTCTTTCGTTATACGAGTTTTCTGTTTCCCAATATGCGTCCATTAACTCCTTTCGCTCTTCAGATCCGAAAGGGTGTTCACCAGCCTCTTCTAATCGACTTTGCTGCATGAAGTACGGATAAGGTGGTGTTTCCAAAAAGGAATATGCGCCTTCTTCATACAAGCCTACTGGATCAGTCCGGTGCAAATATTCTTGAGCATTAAAGACACCAAGATCGTAATAGTTGGTCGATGTCCATCCGGGTTTCTCCCAACCGCTAACGTGGTCTGATAGCGACCCCCAAGGTTGCCCAGCCGAAAAAAAGCCTAATGTCTGAGATCCCGCGAGTCCTGCCGGATGGTCATACGGACTGTAGGAATAACTTAAACCGGCTGTCGGCCTACGTTCCGGTTGTGGCACAGGATCTTCCGGAACGTCATACACAGGAGGCTCCCACGGGGGAACTTCTGACTCTACTTCCGGGGGAGTAACTTGACCCGGAGTTCCCGGCCCGCCGGGGCCACCACCACCGGGGCCACCACCACCCAACAACCCAGGCGTAATGGGACGGGGCCACCCGGAGACTCCAGCTATGTATTCATACCCTGTTTCCGGCATGAAGGATGGGGCGAGGCCACCAACATAAAATTCCTCGTCCTCCAAAATTTTTCCCTGTTCGTTCATATTATTCCGAGTTGCGGGTACTTAATCTCCTTGTCCCAGATGGGGTCTTTTCCTTCTGTTGCGAATCTTAAGGACATGACTGCATATCGTGTGGCAGACATAAGATCATCCCGTAGTGCAACGATCTTGCCCTCTTTCCTGTGATACATACGGAATTCCTCCCACCAGTCTGCCAGGGGAGCGAATACCTTAAATTGGTCTTTTTCCATCCGGTGCAGCATTTCCATAATGCCGACCTCTACAGAGTTACCCCCCTTTTTTTCTCCTAGCGCGGGAGGGTTTTCAAAATGAAAGGGAAGCAAGTTACAGCCTAGCGAGCGATACTGTTCCGCAAGGCCCGGATTGCCCATAGAGTCTTTTCTGTGACCATCGTGAGGCCATACGATATTCCACGGGCCTCTGGTTTTAATTGTTGACGCATGAACGTGTGGCGGGGCTTTGCTTTGTCGATAGGTGTCATAAACATAAACAATGTCCTCGTCCCTGTCCCATGCCACCCATACCACAGCGGTAGGGTGATCCCACCCAAAATCTATAGCGGCTATGCGCGGCCAGGATTCAGGAATGGAAAAGGGTTCTACAATCAGTTCAGATTCATTCACCGGGAACACAAGACCACTACCTATGGAGGGTCTGCCGTTCTTCCGCATTTCCCTTTCGTGGGGAGAGTAGGCAGAAAGAATCTGAGCCATAATGTTTTCGTCCAAATGGCCCTTGTTGTTATTAAGGGTTCTTATCCTTTCGGACGCATCATCCCAAGTGGCATTGTCTAAAGACTGTCCGGGTTGGAGGTTGTTCATAAACCCAGCAACAGTCTCCGTCATCCCGTTTTCCGGGGTGAAGGTCATATAAACCATGCCCCGTCTGTCTAAAGTACGAGTAACAGCTTGGGAATAAAGCTCTCTGCTAGGTTCTTCGTCCAACCACACACAATCTACAGATCTCCCCTGCCATTTCTCCACCCCCATTTCGTAGGCTTTGAAAAAGAGAGAGGAATTACCCCCGGATTTGTGTTTTACCAGTACGACAGATTTGGCATTAGGCACACCGGGTTTTCTTTCACTTTTTACTAAACAGTCTTTGGGAATAGAACCTGTACCCCATGCTTCCGGGTCGTCCGGGGAACCTAAAAGTTCTGCCTGTACGATATCCCTGGTGGTTTCGTTACTTACTCCACCACACCACGCGGTTATCGGACGTTTGTAAACTCTCCCTTTCCACCAATCCGGGTATATTCCGGTAAGGTGACAGGCCATTTCCATAGCCCCACAGTAGGATTTTCCTATTCTGTTGGCAGCCATGAGTAACCGTTGGTTAGCTAAATCCCCTGTCTCATGGAATCTCTGCTGGTAGGGGTAAGGGTCGTAAACGTATAGCCTCTCGTACCTTTCTCTATCCTTTATAAGCCGCGCTATTTCTACCGCTCTGTTTACTTCCGCGAGGTTCATATCCGTTGTCTGGCAATTTCTACATATTCCGGTTCGCGCTCTATCCCGATAAACTCAAACCCCTCTTTTTGAGCCGCTTTTCCGGTAGAACCAGACCCCATAAATGGGTCTAGGACTACCCCGCCGGGAGGCGTAACCAATCTACACAGATAACGCATCAGGTCGGTGGGCTTTACTGTGGGGTGGTTGTTTTCCCCCCTATCTTTCTTGCTGGCTTTGGCGCAGTAAAAAAATCTTGCGGCAGATCCTTTATCGCCGTAACTTATTTCTTCCCTGTCTAAAATCCCTACAGTACCGGCCATTGCGTTTGTTTCGTGCGGTTTTTTTCTCTTGCAATCTGCCCCGCTTTTTGTATCAGGGAAAAGGTTAAGCACTGTCTGGCTTCCATCATGGATTACATTAGCGGGGAATCTGCCTAGTGTCTGCCCTTCTGTTTGGTGTGTTTCTTGTGCTTTGCTGTCACCATATTTACCTTTGCTAATCGCAGACTCTTTTCCTCTTGAATGATTAGTTATTTCTTCATTGGTTTCCACTCGACACCCATCTATGTTAATCCCACCAGTGCTGAACTGGAGGACATTCTCTGCCACAGTTCCCTGTACAGGTTTTCTGGCGACGACAATAGGTTCGTGCGCGGGTTTTAGTGCTGTACCCCAGCCGTCCCATTTTTTTGCTTCCGGTGTCGCGGGAGTGGTAATTCTGCCAACCTTATCAATGACCTTACCCGCAGCCCATTGATTGCGTCCGTCATTTGTGGGGGAGGTTTCGCTAAATCCTCTTGCTTTGTATGTCGCAACGACCTCTCGCTCCGCTTTTGCGGCCCTGTCTATCGCCTTGCTGATATTGTGGGATTTCGGAAACCCCGACCCATAAACCCACATGACCTGATCGCGGATCTCAAACCCAGCATCCTCTATCGGGATTACCCCTCTGTGGTAGGTGCGGCTTCCAAAAAAAGCGAGAAGATGACCTCCGGGCTTTAAAACACGGAAACACTCTTCCCATATTTCCACCCCCGGTACATCGTAATCCCACTTCTTTCCCATGAATGAAAGCCCGTAAGGGGGGTCGGTAACAACGGAATCTACGGTTTCATCTCCCAAAGAACGAAGTTCTGTCAGGCAATCACCCAGGATAATCACTGCAAAGGTCTATCGCCTATCAGTTCATTCAACTCCGCTACAAGCTCTTCTGTAGACTTGTCATCGTAAGTAACAGTTTGCTCCACCCTGTCCGTAGGTTTGTAACCGGCACGATCCAAAATATCCTTGTTCGCTTGTAATCTGACGGTTTCCGACTCTGCGGTGTTTGCCAGATCCACCAGGTTTTTAACAGACATGGCTGCGTGTTGAGATAGCGCATCCCTCGTTGCCTGGTCTATTTCAGCAGACAGTTGTTTCCGCAATTTACACCCGTTTACCTCTGCCGTTGCCTCGGAATAACCAGCCAGAATAGCTGATTTTTTCGCGTTCCCCGTCATAACGTAGAAGTCCACGAATTTCTGCTGTTTTTCTGTTCGGATCATATTAGAAAACTCTTATGAAAGGTAAATTCCCCCTCCGGTAAGTGGGTAGGACATATGTGTGTATTTATTTTTGCGAAAGGGGTCGCCCCTCCCACCCCGGACGCGGGATATTGACCCCTGCCGGGGGGATTCGCGGGGGGATTCTTCTATTCTGCTGTATAGACAGCGGTTCTGAGGGCCGGTCTAGCACTCATAATAGGATTGTTATGCCAGGATTCAGCTGCATAACCCCGCCTGGCGAGGTCTGAAGTGCGTGTGTGTGCGTGTGATAGATATCATTGCACTAGGATTCGCAGCACTAGACTAACCTTTACAGACTTCCCTATCCTTATATGTCTCTCTTTGTCTTGCTACCTATATATGAGAGTTAGAAGCCCTTTTAGTTTGGTTTTAACCTTATCTTTTCCGGCGGCCAAAATAAGCAATATTTATATATTTTAAGTGTCTTTTATATTGCTCTTTACCCTATCTGAGCGTAATATACCCTACACCTACACAAGCGGAGAGACAAATATGTACATAGAAGAAAACGTGATTGCAGATATCACGGATCAAATTATCAACGTGCGCGATTTTTGCG